CTAATTGATTGTAAAGTAGATCATAATTAATAGATCTTTCACATTTAAAGATTGGTTTCATAATATTGTTTATTTAAAGGTTTATGAATAATAGTCTGTTAATTCAATAGAGATACAACCAAGCCTATTGTAATCATCTATGTGATTGAAGATAGCCATAGTTAGAAGATCTTTCATTTGATTTTCAAATTGTTGGTCATCTTGGTACCAAGAGTGCATAATAAATGCAGTAGTGTCGACTTTAAATGCACATATATCGGTATCAGTCCAAAGTTTTTCACTTGATTTAGTATCTGTTAGATAACCTACAGTTTGAAATATACTTGTGAACCCCTCTTCAGCTATCTTTGATAGCTCGTTATGGAAGAATAATTTTATATTTGGACAGCGTTGTTCATCTGGTTTTTCAAGTATTATTAATTCAGTATGGGTTGAGAAAGCAAAGTGTCTAGTGATATCCTCTGGTATTATACTTAATAAATAGTCTAAAAGTTCTGTTAATTCAGTTTTCATTTGTTTAAAGTTTTAAGGTTTATGAATGATAAGTCATTGATATGTCTCCAGCAGCGAATAGCCCTCTTCGTGATAAGTTTATGAATTTTAGTGCATTGCAACAATGGGTGCAGTCATGTAACATTATAAAAGCGATGATATTTAGTAATTCATCATCGATTTCAGTAATGTAGTTATTTTCATTTGAAGAGTAACCATCAAAGGTTATATAGATATTGTCACCTTCATAAGGGTTAACGTGTTGTTTACTTAATTCATCAAATTTACCATTGGTCATTAGGATATTTAGGCCAGGTACCTCATTATGAATATTTGATTCTGAGACTTGATCCATAAGTTCATCAAATTCATTAGCTGGTAACACCCATTCATCAGAGATATACTTACGTACTATATGTAGTATATCAACTATGATAATACCAGAATCATTGTTATTAATGAGTGTGTCCAAGGCTTGTTGTAGCTCCTGTTTAAGATTGGCGATTGTTGCTTCATTTGGTTTCATAAGGTTTAAGGTTTAAGGTTTAAGGTTATACATTTGCTTTTATTATTAAATGAATTAATATAAATATACATAAAATAAAATAAAAAATAACCACATCCCAACCATCTCTAAAGGATTAAAATAGATAGCCTTAAAGTTAAGGTTTACCCATGGCCTTTAGTACTTAGGCGGCTTTTACTATGTGCCATTGCCGATAGGTGTAAACACAAAAGTACCCGAGATATTTCACCCAGGTACTTTCCAAACATTCATTTAATAAACCTGATAACATTATGGAGTTATCGAACCTTGTTTCTTTTCTTGGATTTTATTTACCATTGTTTATTCATTGATTATTATAGATAAAAAAATTGTAAATTTGGTTACTTTTACATAGATTCTAGAGATTTTTACATTATTAATATAAGAAATATTAGATTAATAAGAAAAATCTCTAGAAGGTTGTTAATTTATTCATGGTTAGGAAAACCATTATGTTTAAGATTATCTATGTCTCCAATGGTATCCATTAATGCAGCTAAAGTAGCTATCTGTTCTATAGCTTCTTCCTTTCTTTCGGGTGTTATAGTATCATCAGCTCTTAGTGCTTGAATTAGACCCTCAATTACTGGGTTTAATTTCATAAAAGGTACAGAGATATCTCCCTCATCATGGAGTTCAGCTATTTTATCAAACCAATATCTTAATAATGAAAAGAAGGAGTCACCTGGTTGATGTTCTATTGAAGTATCTACTATTAATAGTTTACCTTGGCAAAACAATAGGTTAGATTCTAATACTGTTTGATCTCTCCCTAATTTAATGATTGGATCTTCATCGTAATCAGCATTTCTATTAAATAGTAAATCACCAGCTTTTAGTTCTTCAACTTCATTTGATACGAAGAGTGCTAATTTACCTTCGAATAATGGGTCTTCTGGTCTTTCTTTACATAGTTTAACTTCTAGTTTACATTTATCTTCATCTTTATGGTCTGTGCTTTTGATGTAAAGATAAGTTGGAGTATCGTCACCAAGAACTTCGATTGGTAAAAATACAGGGATGATTTGAAAGTTCTTTTTCATAAGGTTTAAAGGTTTAAATTAAGGTAATTGGTTTGTTATTAATTGGTCAAAGTGATTATTTGATTGTGAATCATATTTGAAGTCTATCTCATAGGCGTTAGGTCCAACTGCTGCTGTAAAGATTTTTTGATACATACTTAAATCTATAGTAGCCTGTGGTGTAATAACCATTAATTGACCATGGATTTTATCAATAACTGAGATTACTTCCATTGGTAAAAGTACCGCTGTAAGTACCCAATTCTGTTTAGTTTGAATAAGGTAATTACAAAGATCACTTCCATTGGTAAATAATGGTTGGCCGGGTTTAATAAAATTAGTTTTACCAGATAGTAATTCATCTTTGTAAAACTCAGTGGATGTATAGCTGTATGCCCACCCAGTGTAAATAATTGGTTTAGGTTTTTGGTTCATTGGTTTATTATTTAATTATTAATGAATATGAATAAAAATATATAAAATAAATTTAATTTTAACTACATCTCTACCATCTCTAATGGATTAAAAAGGGACCCCACCAAGTAAAAGCAAATAAACTTAATGGGGTTGGCCTTTTAACAAACACTTTATATAAACATTTAAACATTATGGATCATGTCAAGATATTCTTATTACACTCTCTGCTGTGTATTAGAAATAATATGGGGTAACCATTAAGTAGATTACCCCATGGTTGGTTGATTACTTTTTGGATGGGATAATGATTGCCTTTTTTTCTCCACCCATTAGTGATAAGAATTCTTTTGCAGCTTTTTGTTTGTCATCAGCCGCATTTGGTTCAAGTACTACCAATGGATTGTTGTAGACAGCCACTGAATATTGTTTCCAAGCTCTTTTGAGTTCTTTCAATTTTCCTTCATCTGATTTGTAAGTTTGACCGGCTTCGATAAAACTTTCAAGTTTTTTGCGGAATTGTTTTCTTACTGAGTTTCTTTCAGTTTTTGAAAGATCATCAGAAAGGATTTCTGGTTTGTAAATAGATGTTCTGTGACCACCTCTTTGTTTTTCTGGGAGAAGTTCTCTACCAATTTCTAAGACTGTTTTAATTTCTGGTTTCATAATACAGATTGGTTTTAAATTAATAATATATTTATGGGTTACCCCGATTATTCAAATAGTTCAAATTCTATTAAAGTAGCACCATGAGGTCTAGCTATTTTAGTTATTCGTTCAGATTTAGTATCATTAGTAAAAATGATAGTTTTATTAATGTCATGGCAGTTTACTTGGTATTTATAACTATGTCCAAAGTATGATACATTAGATACATCCATTGGTGTTATCTTGTTGTTTAAGTCTTCTGGGTTAAAAATTGTTTTTTTCATTGTTGCTTTAATTAATATGATACAAAAATATATAAAATAAAATTAAAAATAACTACATCTCTACTGTCTTTATAGGAGTAATATTAGTGTCCTCATATATCGACATTTCTGGTGATTTTAATTCCATTTTGTCTAAATAAAACTTGTTTTTACCATCTACATTTGGGTTGTACCCAACCATCTCAATTTCAAGTTCATCACCCATAAAATTATCAAAACATCTTGTTAATAATTCTAATAAGCTATCTTTATAAGATATACCATATACTTTAGCATAATCAAATAAGTCTGAAGCTAATTTTAATATATTTTGATTAAACACTACATCATCTTCTGGATCTAAACCTAAGAAATAATATCTTTCTGGGGTAGTTTCTTTTTTACCAATATAGCAGTAATTACCAAGACCATCAAATTCATCTCTTTTGGAGATATCAGCACTTAAGAAATAGAAGTGACCTAGTTTTAATTCTTCATCTTTTGTAATTAGAACTAAACCTTCTGGTATTACCATTTCCTTTGGTTTAACCATAGGTATTTCTTCTTCTGGGAAATTTAATTGATTAAAGATTACTTCATCTTCTGAACCTCTGTTGAATTCTATTCTTATGATGTCCTGTGGTTTAACAAAGTCTATCATATTAATTTGGTGGGATTCATATTCCCCAAGATGATGAATCTGTATTTCATCTGGTGTAACCATAGAGATCTGGTTAACTTCTTCATAAGTAGTTATCTTGTGATCTTTGGTTACAATTAATAAATTTTTAATAGGTGTCATAGCGGTTAAAATTTGTTTATTAAATTAATATGAATAAAAATATATAAAATAAATTTAATTTTAACTACATCCCAACTCTCTAAAAAGGCCTAAAAAAGGCCTTTTCTTGTTCTCCCAATTTTAAGGCCATAAAAAAGGCCTTAGAACCAAGATGTTTTATGGCTCTAAGGCATTTTTAAGTTTAGGGATTAAAATTTTGGTCTTGTCTTTAATTTATAACCATAGTAAGACGTTAGTTTCACCTACCCATTGCCGATAGGATGAGTATCTGACATGATAATCCTAGCTAAAGTAAATTTCGGTATCTTTAAGATAGATACAGTCACCCCAGACTTGGGTGTTTTTACCATTGGATTCTAGTAAAGACATAGCTTTTTGATTTAAGAAATGTTCATCCCCACTTGGTCTATCATCATAAATAATTGATTTTCTTTGAGAGACCTTGTCAATTTTTAAAAATGAAGTTCCAAGAATTTCTTCAACTTCGATTTTAGTAAAGTTTGAATTGTTTTTAGGGTTAATTTCTAAGTTTTTCCCATTACATCTAATTAGTACTGCCATAGTGATTTGTTTTAAAACGGTTTACGATTTCTTTTACTTTTACTTTCTAGTTTCTTAATAATAGAATAGTCAACAGCTGGGATTATTTCTTCATCTTCGATTTTAAGTTCAATTTCACGTCTTAGTTCATGATGAGTTTCATCTGCATCTTTAATAGCCCCCTTATAATCGTCCGTGATTCTTTTTAGATCTGGGTTAGATAGTCTAAGACCTTCTTTTTCTGTATCTACACCAGATTGTTCTCTTGCATTGACTGCTGGTAAGGATTTTAAATCATATTTCTCTTCAAGGTTAGATATAACATCTTTCTGAGATAAATTATGTTTCTCTTCTTGGATAATTTCAATAACTTCAGCATAGGTTGGTTTTTCCTCTTTTGGCTGATTTTCCATTGGATTAAAGATATTAATATTCTTTTGAGAGGCTGTTATTTTGGCTAATAGCCCACCTAGATTTTGTGTTGCACTTTGTTTAAGACTTAAAATTTTAGCTACTTCAGCACTGATAAATGGTTTATAACTATCGCCCTGACTTTTAGAAAGTAAATCATGTTGACTTTGAACATCCATTCTATCTTCTAAGTTCCAAGCTAATTGCTGTGCAATTATCATATCTACCCATTCTTGACGATTATCATCATTAAAGATCTTAGTAGATATCATCTGCTTTATCATAAACTCATTGATAACTGAGGGTTGGCATTTTAGAAATTCTGCTAATTGTGTTACCGTCATCCTCTGTCCAAATATTGTTCCATTTTTTAAAAGCCATTGTTGTATAGTCATCATCCTGGCTATTTCAAATGAATCAATATTGTTAGATTGATGGTATTCTACCATTAATTGTGTTAATCCAAATGGTCTTGGTATTCGTTTTATATTATCCATAATATTTAAAGTTTGTATAGTAATATAGAGATTTTAGGATTAGATTTTAATCATTTAGAGTTAAAATAATCTCTAGGAAGAGAAAAAAAGGCTACCGTTTTTGGTAGCCTTTCACTGTTTTATAAACCTTTTGACTTTTTGGAACTCTTTGACTTAACTTTTGGTTGTTCTTCTTCAGTTATTATTTTTACCCCTTTCTTCTCAAGTTTCCCTTTAACTGAACTTACCATAGCCATAGCTTTTTGTTTATTAGCAAAGTCATTCTGTTTCTTTTGAGCTTCTTGTTTTTCAATTTCAGCTAAGATCTTTTCTTGTCTTTCAATCTCAGCTAGTTTTTGTTGTTCAGCCTTTTGTGCTAATCTTTGATGTTCCTCTGGGAATAGTTCTTCCCGGTGTTTAACTACATACATTGCATAAAACGCTTTGAATAGATCTTCGCTTAAGACCCCTCCAAGTTTCTTATTTGAAATAGCATTAAACTTGTTGTGTTGTTCACTAACTAAGTTTAAGAACTTTTGATAAGTAAACTGGACATCCATTTTCTTGCAGGCTTGAAGTGTAACAAGGACTCTTTCATTAAACTCTTCACCGAAGGTTTTTAGAAATTCTTCTCTGTTAAACTTTCTTGCTTTATCTAGGTCATTTAGACCAAATTCTCTAATATAACTCTTTGTCGATTTCATTGTTTTTGATTTGTTTTAAATTAATTACCACTTGATTTTAAATTTCTCTTCACTGTTACTACCTATTACTCTTTCAACTGTAAAGTTTTTCATCTTAAGATTTTCTACAGTATCATTCTCTAATTCCTTAGTGATACTAACTGATGTTTTACCTTTTGATGATAACCCAGTTATGAGTTTTAATATGTCAGTAATTTCTTGGCTAATAAACATAGAAGCTCTAGTTCTAGCATCTTTTGCGTCTTTCACTAAATTAGATTTTTTGTCTTTGTTACCAAATAACATAGTTTTGATTTTTTAAATTAGTCGATTTCACATATTTGAATGAGATACCCATATTTAGTATCTTGGTAGTAGTACTTAGCTGATTTTGGAATAACAAACTTGCAATTATCTTTTATAGACAATGGCATGACTGTGATATACAGTATATGGCTTCCATTACCAAAGTAGAAATTTATATTCTCTAAGTTATTAAGCTCTTGGTAAAAACCTCTTGCAGCAAATATTGGTAGAAATGGTGAACCACTTCGTTCTGTAAAGTGGCCATAGTCTTTAATTAAAGTTTTTTCTTTATCTAAAGAATTTCCACTTTCATCAAAGAAGTTCACTTTTGATATAATTTCTAATGGTAGCGTAGATATTAATTCTGAGTAATCCATAGTTTAAGTTTTTGGTGGTTTCTTTTGATTTTGCTTTTTTAAGAATTTTTTACCATTGTGATGAGTAAAATAAGATATCTTACCCAACTGGTTTGTTATAAGAGCATTTATAAAAATGGACATTGGTCTAACAACAATGTAACTTCTGATATTAGATGGACCGATATACCAATCATATAATTTTAATATCTTTTTTCTAGTTTGGAACCGTACACCTTCCATAGATAAATAAGATACTACAGCTTTTTTATGTAAGTCAACCAACTCTTCATTCCACCTTTTGATGGTTTTTTCAGGGAGTTGTTCTGATTCCATAGCTATGATTTAATCACTGTTTTCTTGTAATCTTTAAATTCTCGGTTAAGTTTTTTGTACTTTGTTGATTCCTTGTCTTCAATCCTGCTTAGGGCAAGTTCGAAAGTTTTGATTTTAGATCTAATCTTACCTCTGAAGGTCTTCCTGGATAAGATATCTGTACAATCATCTGGGTAGATGTATTTAACCTCCCTAGCTATACCTTTGGAAGTATCTTTTTTGCTTGGGTCTTTGGTTTTCTTTGGCTTTGAAGATTCTTGTGTCTTTTTGATGATGATGATCTTCTTTTTGTTTTTGTCTTTGTTCATTGGATAGGGTTGTTTTAAATTGTGAATAAATAAATTTAATTAATATGAATAAAAATATATAAAATATTTTTAATTTTAACTACATCCTAACTGTCTCAATTGGCTTAATCATGGTAGTATTCATATAGTTCATAATAGTCTATATCGCCATTTAAGAGGTCAGTTTCTTTAGATTTAACATTGAACTTAGATTTTTTGATAGAATCTGGGGCTGGTGAAGTATCACTATATTCAATTAAGTGAGTATCATAGTTTAAAACCTTAATTTGTAGTATTTTAGAAGTGTCTTCATTTAACCAGTAATTGCCGACAGGTTTTGGTTCTGTCCATTCATCTTCTACTGTAGAGTTAATTGTATAACATAACAACCAAAATAGTATTATCCAGATTAGTATCTTCTTCGAGATATGAAAAAAGTACCTAAACATCTATTTTACTATCTTTTCATATTTGTAGCCTCTACCTAAGAATAATGTACAGTGTACCCCAACTGATTCTGAGTTATTAAATTCATCAAATTCCTTTTGAGGAACTTCAAAATACCTATATGACCCACCTTTAACATAGTTAATAACTAATTCTTTAGATGTAGGGTCATATTCGATACTTTTAATTCTCGATGAACCAGTTACTTCAAGTCTTATGGTTGCTTTTGACATGATTCAATTTTTAAAAGTTTAAAATCTATAACACCATTTCTTACATTGACTGGATGATCACTTGTTCCATAACAAGCTAAAGCATAACTACCTCTATCTTCCAAAATGAAGAAATCATTAATACCACCTTCTAATCTATAGGTTTCAGTAATTTCTTTACCGGTAACCAATGTCATTTCAAAAGTATAAAGAGATTGTTGTTTCGGTTTAGAATCACAGCTAGCTAAAGATACAATTATTAACCATAATATACCAATGATTATTAAGGCTAACGCCAGCCCTCTTAATGAATATTTAGACCTAGCTTTCATGGCTTAATTCTTTTTGAAGTTCTAAAATAGCTTCAATAATCTCATGGTTAAATAACTCCATGGTATCAATACCAAATAGTTCAGCTACTTTTTCCAATTCATCTTCATTAAGAGAATCAAGTTCTTCCTTAGTGTAAATATGTTTTTCTTCAGTAGTTACAGTAGGTACGCCATCCTTAATGATAGCTGATCTGTGGAATTTTTCACCTTTTTGGGTCTCATCCCGTTGAGTTGGAACTTCTTCAGTATCAAATATATATGGTTTAATCATCTCAATCTCTCTAGTATGTATTTCATACTCAGCATCTAATACATTACAATTACGATCAACACCTTCATCACAATTACAATGTAACCAATTAGAATTACAACCCCCTGATACCATTTCTACAATACCTTCTTGGATATGACCTTCTTTGGTCATCACTTTTAATAAAACTTTTTTCATAACGGTTTGATTTTAAAAATTATTAATATAATCTTCCAAGTCTTGGAAGAACTTTTCTATTGCTTTATCCATTCCTTCATACCCTTTCTTAAGTCGTATCTGATATTCTGGTTCATTACCATACTTAGCATTCAGTACTGGTTTTATAGTACTCTTAGAATTAACTACTAAGTCACAGAAATATGGACCCGGATATAAATATATTGTATTCTTTAGTGACTCAAGTTTTTCCTTTAAAGGCTTCTTTAGCTTATCATTAGTTTTGAATCTAATGTGAATAGCATACCCTCCATTAGCCATTGTGGTATTTATATGAATATCACTGATTTTCCCTTTCTTTTCAAGCTTTTCTAGAGTTTTTTCAAATGTTTGAGTATATAATTCAAATTTTGGAATAGCTTGTTTCTGGAAATAGATTGCTGGGTTGTTAATTTTTAATTTATACATAGTTTTAATGATTAAATCTTACAAATAAAGATAGTACCAACATATTCACTGCTTATATCTGAGATAGTATTATTGTCTTGGTTATAGTAAACTACATTTTCATCTACTTCTTCAATTAAGTCATCATCATCTAAGGTTTCATTAAAAATAAAAAGACTTAGACCTTCTTCACCATGATTAATATACTCGGGTTTTATATATGGAATTAAGTCTTTAATAAGTTTAATCTTTGGATTATTTAATGACACATTCTTTGTAAGATCTAATAAAAGAACACCAATTCCATTATCATCTTTAGAAATTACCAAGAATTTATAAAAAATATATTCTTCAGACTCTTCATCTATCTGGTCATCATTTGTAGCATTATAAACTTCACCAATTTCAATTTCTTCGTAGGTTAAACTATTTATGGTTTTAGTACAAAAACTTTCAATTTTTTCAATTCTTAAAGTTTTAACTTTATAATTGTCTTTATGGATAGATGAATAGAGGTCTAATACACCTGATTCATTTTTTGAAGGTTTAATACCCGTTATTGAAGAAATACATTCTTTGGGATCTTTTAAAAAGATATCCACGTAGGCTGGAAAAGTAAATTGGTTTTTCATTGTTTCTTTTTAATTTAATTAATGAATATAAATAAAAATATATAAAATAAAATTAAAAATAACTACATCCCAACCTTCTGATTAGGCCTAGTTAAAGTTTGAATTTTTGACCACGAAAAAGGGCCAAACTACTTATGATTAGTCTGACCCTTACAAACATAGTAAAAATTTAATCATCGCTTCTTTTGGAAGTCGACTTTTTCACAACCTTTTTAACTAATTTCTTAGCCTTAGGTTCTTCCTTCTTGGGTTCTTCCTTTTTCTTACCCTCTACCTTGGACCCAGTTTTAGCTGGAAAGGTGTTGTTGAAATACTTTTCAAGAACAATCTTGGAGGCTTTATCCGTAGCCATTCCAGATTTGAGAAGTGGTCTCATTTTAGATCTAAACTTACGTTTAGAGTCTGGGCCCATAGGTTTGCCATTGAGAGTAGGATATTCGTATGTATTAGGAACGGGAGCATCTTTCTTTTTCTTATGAACTTCTGGTTTCTTTAAGTTCTTCTTCTTAGATTCTCTGTCTTCCTTGATACCTTCTGTTGCTTTGATGTGTCCTAATTGGATACGTTTATCAAATTGAGCCAGAATTGGACCATGAACTTTGTCTTTTGAATAGTCCTTGTCTTCTTTTAGTTTGTGTTTCTTCATGTAAGCAATCCTTTCTTCGGTTGCTAACTTAGCATCTTTAGATGCGTCTTTTTTGTTTGTATTTAGTACCTTTACCATGATATTTATTTTTGATATTCGACTTGATTGGTTCTTATGTTGGTGATTGTTAATAGTGTATAATTGTAAAACTCCAGGTAACTTTTGATTTCTATGACATTTGCAGTAAAGAGTTCTTTTACCTTTATATGATTCTCATTCATATAGGTAACTTCCATAACTGGTGATTTAACAAGGTCATCAAGTTTATTCAGTAAATGACTCTGTTTATTTTGTAGTAATTCTAATCTAGCCTCTTGTACCTTGGTTGACTTTTCTTTTCTAGCATTATTTATAGCCTCATTTAAGATACTTCTAGCTAAGTCAGTTATTTCTGATATACCTCTAGTAATTGGTATAACCCTGTTGGTTAGTGGTCTGTCCATTTAGGTTTTTGTATGGGTTGATTGGTTTCTTTTATAATTTCATCTTCAAGGCCTTTCATTAATTGTTCAGATCTTTCAATGATATATTGGGTCATTTCCTTTTCTTCCTGGTTTAATTTATTTAATCTAAGAGACTCAGTATATAATATAACTAAATTACTAAGTGCTAAATAAATAATTTCTCTAGAATCATCCATTTTAAATAAAAATTGGGGTATAGTTGCCCATACCCCAATTCCAAATTAATAATCAAATAGGGGCTAAACTACTTATGATTAGTCTTCGCCTTTTTTTCCTTTACCAGCTTTGCCGGCTTTTCCTTTTACTGGTTTTTCTTCAGGTTGTTCATCTTCATCTTCTTCATCTTCTTCGCCACCTTTAGATTTTTTAACTCCAGGGATTCCAAGTACTAAGGTACCATGTCCTTTTTTGGATTTTGGTTTAAATCCACCTAGTGGAGTTACACTTACTGATACTGGTTCACCATCACTGTTTAATGCAATAGCTGTGATGATACATCCAAATTTACGAACTGGAGCAGCAAATACTTGTACTTGACCACCATCGAATGGGATTACATCTACTTGTTTTGAATTTTCGCGTTGACCTTCTGGGCGATTTTTAAGTTTTTCCATACGAGCGGCTCTTTTTGCAGCTTTATCGTCAACTTTACCTTTTTTGGTTTCTGGTTTTTTGGTTTCCTTTGCCATACGTTTTTTATGATTTTAATTAATTACTTGAGATTACTCTCTTATTTTTTACCTTTTTTACCTTTTTTGTCTTCTTTTTTAGACTTTGGTAGAGTTAGTCCAAGTTCTTTAGCTATTGCTTTTCTTAGAGCTTCAACATCATCTTCATCGAAATCGTCTGGGTCAGTTTCCAAATCATTAGAATCACAAAGATCTTCACATTCTTCGAAATCCATTTCAGCCAATTGTTTGCCGGTTAATTCTTCCTCTTCTTCATCCTCCTCTTCTTCCTCTTCTTCTTCCTCTTCTTCATCCTCATCATCGTCTACTGGTTTCTTTTTTCCTTTTCCTTTTGGTTCTTCTTTTTTGCCACCTTTTTTTCCTTTTGGTTTTTCTTCTTCTTCTTCATCCTCATCTTCGTCTTCTTCAGAAGATTCTGATCCTAAAAGTTCTTCAGTTTGATCTGCATCTAATTCGGTAGTTGTAATCATTGTTGAAGTACCATCATCATATTTAATGAATTCGATACCGTTTACGTTAACTCTTCCGATTTCTTTTTTTTCTTTGGTTTTCTTAGCCATTTTTAAAAAATTTTAATTGTTATTAATAGGGTTCTTTCAATTTATAAATAGATATCCTCTAATTTAAGTGGTTCTTAGAATAAAGTTGGCTTTAAGTTGGCCTTTACTTTTTTTGGCTTTTTAATCAAAATAGGTCGATTAGCCATATATTTCTTTAATACTTTAACGAGAGATTTCTCTATATCTTTAGCACTACCCTTACAAAGTGCTTGTTTTATTTTTATCCTATAAGATTTATGATTACGGTTATAAGCAATCTCTGGTGGATAATATATTCTTGAAATACCAGTAGTCCATGACCCATTAATAAATAAGCTTTTACCTATTGCAAAGTCTTTTTCTACTGCATTAATACCTTTTATCCATCTGATATGTTCTAAAGCATTAGGTCCATAAGTTAAAAGTAATTTTTTCTTAGGATACCATAGGTCATAAAATCCTTGTGGATAAACTGTAGGTATTTCACCTTTATAACACCAGGGATACCACTTATTATAGTATAACCTCTTATCATACCGTGACATATAAGATTTAGCTAACCGCTTTCGATTTAAAGTCTTCTTCTTTTTTAGATAGCGTTTTGCCCCAGCTGATAAATCTGATAATACTATTTCACCTGTTAAGAAGTGTCGTCTAGCATTCTTGATCTCTTGGTCATATTCATTATATTTTAGGGCCATGTTGGAAAAGGATTTTGTTCAATTTCAGTTTTCTTAGTTTCGGATAAATTAATATAGTTCTTATAGTTTACATAGATAACTACTAGAATTAAAATAATACACATTACCACCAGTAACCAGTTGTTTATTAATAGTTTAAAAACTTTTTTCATAGGTTAAAAAACTTCTTTAGCTCTTCTTTTTTTGAGGCCTTGAATATCCATCCTGGGCCTTCTTTTAATCTTGAATTATAGGATCCACCCATTGATTTTAGTTCACCTTTATATGGTTTAGTGTCCCCATATATAGCAACTGCTTTTTCTGAGTAATCAACTATTCTGATATTTGGTTTGTCATTGACTTTCATTTCAACCCTTATTTTTGGTTTATAATAAAAGTTTCTGCCGTTTAAATCATTGATTGGTCTAGTTCTTTGTATTTCTGGATCTGTATCATTCTCATCCTTGATAGTTATATACTTTAACTTATTATTATCAGATATAACCAAATAATAGTTTTCAGAAAACTTAGAAATGGTATAATCCGGTTTAATATAGGTTGATAAACCAAATATAATATCCCCAGGTTTAAGAACCTTATGATTCTTTTCTAGAATAAATCCTTTTGGTATTATATTCTCTTGAATATATTTTTCTTTAGCCTCTTTGTTAGCTTCTTTTTGTTTTTCAATTCTCAATGTCTCTTTATCTTTAGCTTCATTTTCTAACCTGATTTCATTAAGAATATCTTGATACTTTACTCCAGTAGCTTTAGTTATAAACTTAGGAATATTATTCTTATCTATAGCATTGAGGTGTATATCCATAACCAGTAAAAGTTGACCAATGTACTTGGCAGTGAATATACTTACATTACCATAAAATAGTTTTTTATCAATCTTACAAGCTATCTCTTTTAATTCGGCATACTTCTTTTCAAAATCTTCTTTATCTTTTACGAAGTCATATTTTCTTAAAAAGAAATGTTGTGAAGAACTTACTATACTAAATCCTTTGTAGTAACGCTGGAATAATGTAAAAACTTCTTTTTTCTTGTCCAAATCAATAGCTCTCCATTTAACTCCAATTGACCTGTTTTTGTTTTCAATTAATGACTTGTAGTCACCAATTCTTTTTGATTTTAGTGTTGGGAAAATACCATGGATTGTAATTTGAGTTTTATACCTGAAAATGTCCAATCCTTCATTTTCAAACTCTCTTAGTTGTTCTAATGTGACTCCCTCTTTTTCCAAAAGATCTAGATAACTGATATCTATCTCTTTATCTGGATTGGTATTCAAAATGTGTTTTGAATCAACTAATCCTTCTGAGGTGTAGAAAAATTCTTTGTCTGTTAATTTCATATTTGTTTTAATTTAAAAGGTGCATCGATTTGGCTTTTTCATTAACCATATCATTGATGATTAATCTACTATCATCATCTTCTTGTGAGAAGAAAGTGGCTTTAGTATTTGAAAAAGAGTAACATGATTCAATTTGATCCTTGGTTTTACATGACTCAATTATCTGAGTTATTCTTTTGAGTTTATCCATTTTATCCATTTTTAATCTTTTTTAATGCAGCACGGTGCCATTGTTTTATTGACTTATGGTTAGCTTCCGGAAAAGCTTTTATAACCCTACGTTGTATTCTTTCAAGATCATAACCTTTTTTAGTTAATTCAAATGTATAAGACTTTTTCGTGCCCTTCCAGAGATTATTTTCATCTTTTTCATGCCTCTTTTCAGATTTTTCTTTAATAGGTCTTTCTTTCTTCTTTTTGATACCCAAAGTTTGTCTCATTTTAGCTTCTTCACTAAGATAACCCAATCGAAGTTGATTACTTCTCATTGGGTCATCCTTAGGATATCCTAGTTTTTCGAGTTGTTCATCAACCCAGTTATCATATTTTTCAACTAAACTTGGGTCTGGTTTTTCATTCGTATTATTTACATACGAAAGTAATCCCCAATAATCTGAATCAGTAGCATCTGGGAATGGCATCCCCAAAGTTATTGCTATTTTTTTAATTTCTGGGAATGAATAAGAAACCTGACTACCCTGAGATATATTAGTCTTTTTAGCTTTCTTCTCAGTAGCCGTCATTTTCTCAATCTTAATCTTTGATTTTTTCTTAGCCATGTTTGCTTTTATTTATTATAATATATGTATAGTTTTTGTAGAGTTTATTTGGTTTTTTCATTCTTTTAAAATTTCATTACAAAATTATATAATAAAAAATGAAAAATAACTACATCTCAACCATCTCAATTGGCTTATTAAAAGTTATCAAGAGTATCATTAAAAATATCAATATTGGTTATGGTTTTATAATTATAGGACTTTTCAATGATTTTTCTATATTCTTTCCAAAATAGATGACCCTCTTTAGATGAGGTTACCAAATCAAAATAGTTCTTGATATGCTGCCCAAATAGTTCGGCATCTAAGATATCCTCAAATATATAAAATTTAAGGCCAGTTAGATGATTAATATTTTTTGTAGATTTTTTAAATGGTACTATTATATAACCTTCATCCGATAGTGTTTCTGATAAAGCTACGAAGTATAGAGTTCTGAAAGGTTTACCATTATAATAAATAAGATCTATTAGTTTAGCCAGTGTTGGTTCTGGAAAATTCTTTAAGTATCTTATATAAGATTTTTCTTTTTTTGCTTTTCTACGGTTGTATGCCGATGGAGCTTGTAATTCTCTTGGTAGTATTCTAAAATTATTCCACCTATCAAACTCAGTTATCAATTTACAAGCATCTTTGTCCCATTGGTTTTCTGACCTTCTCAATTTGCAGATGGCAGTTATGATTGATGATCTTCTTGTTGCTAGTAATCTAAATTTATTATCACCAGCATAATTTACACATTCATCTTTGTCTAGTCTTTTTATTATAGCTGCATCAAAGTAATCTCTTACATTTTCATTAATAACCCCAGGCCTTATTAGATCTGGATATAGACTAAAAAAATCTGTAAACATTTTAAAGAATTTCTCAGACCTAGATTTAAGTTCTAAGTACTTATAGTGATGTAATCCTATTACTTCTCCAGCTTCCCAAGTTGATAAACCATTTGATAGTATTAAATATAATGATTGTTTTTCTGTGTCTCTTAAACACGCCCAAGCTTTTTGCTGAGCTTTATTCATCTTCTGAGCGTTCGTTTTCATCGTAATACATTAATTTATCTACTGGCATTAAATCTGTTTTATTTTCATCAAAACTTCTATAGACTGAATATATGATGTTTTGGAAATCAACTTTTGTATTTATTACACCTTCTCCAGCAAGTATTGATACTTTTACTTTTTGGTTTTCTATATCAATATCTTGGATAATAGCTTCCAAACCATCAAATGGATAACCTCTTAATATAAGATAATCACCCTTGATAATCCTGGTAACATCATCAAGATTAAATATCTCATTATTCTTAGCCATCTTCATAAGTCTTTTAACTTCCTTACGTGGTACTGTATTGGCTATTGTGTAATCATCAAAGATATCAGAATTATCTATTCTCTTCTTTTGTTTTTTGTTATGTAAGAATTGAACAGTCTTTAAAAAAGCATTAATACCAGGTATAGTTCTTCTAATATCCTCTAATACATATCTATCAAAAGCAAATTCAACTGGTATTCTTAAAAAGCCATAAATAAATAACATAGGTATACTCTCATAAACATCTTGAGTTTTAATGGTTTTTGATAAAACATTAATTACTGGAATATGAGCGGTAATATATTTGAAACCAAACCTTTTCAAATCATGGTTTATATTCTGATAGAACTTCTGATTTAGTTTAAAAACTATATAAACGTATTTCCTTTTCATATTAGTTCTCTTTTAGTAGTTGTCTATTATGTTTATAAAACTCTAAGTAATCAGAATTTTCTAATATATCTGAAGCCATCATAATTACTACTGATTCTTTGTCTTCACCAAAGTTATTTATAATGGAGTATGGTTTTTTACAGGTTAATGTTAATGGATAAGCTGACTTAAAGCTGAGACATACAAACATCTCATCCTTTGGCATACCATTATATTTCATAAATAATATTGGGAGTTTGTTACCTCTTCTAGCATCAGATTTGGTTTGAGCCCAGAAGTCATTTATTTTGGCTGTCTTAAGTTGTAATAAACTATGTTCAAACCTGATATCTTGGTGTGATTTACATTCTATACTGAATGGGAATCTTTTAGAATGTTTCTTATCAGTACAAATAACATCTGAAGTTATATCAGAAGTATTCTTCCACCTTAAACCACCAGACTGTGGTACTCTTTGAAATTCGTATGTAGTCCAATCTTCCCAGAACTTACAAACTACTCTTTCAAACCTATTTCCTTTTTTCTTACTGTTCTTTCTCATCTACTTAGTTTTTATAGTTTATAATAGTCGGTTTAAAAATTATAAGATGAAAGGCCTTTATTTCTCTTTGTATATAAAGTCTTTGATGAAGGAATTGGTAAGGTATCTTGGTGAGTTATGATGAACAAACTCTTATCTTTATAGATATACCTTATTAAATTCACTACTACATCTATTTTATCTTCAGATAAATTCTCGAAGATCTCATCTAAGAAGGCTATGTTTAAACCTAAGTCTGTCGTTACCAATTGATTTACTGCAAAAGCCATAGCTAAATGAACCAATTGTTTTTGTCCACCAGATAGTTCTTCATACAAGACGGTTTGACCCTCAAACCTGATTATCGTAGTAAAATCTTTTTTCTTAGTGGAAGTATCAATCATATATTGAATATTAAGCTCTAGAACTTCACTATATGAGTCCAATATTTTGTTTAAACTTGACAAAGATGATTCAAATAAATAAGCCTTTATACCATGATTACTTAAAGCATCATCTATTACCCATTTGATGTCTTCAACCTTTTTTAGTTGAGGTTCATATTGAAGGTTTACCTCTTCCAATTCTTCTTCAATCTTCTTTATCTTATCTAGTAATTCAGTTTTTACTTTAGATGGCTTTTTACATTTTAATTCAAAGATATCAGACTTAATAGTTTTAATCTGTTTCTCATGGTGTGTGATTTCTGTTTGATTAAAGACTAATTTGTTTAATTTAGTTTTTTTCTTAGATATGGTTGATAGTAAAGCCTCTTTTTTTTCATTAAGCTCTTGGGCATTTACTAATGCGCCTTGTATTCCTCTTAGTTTGCCGATGCACTGTTTGTACTTTTTCTCTTCTAGAAGTTTAATAACCTCACTGACTAAGTCTATTATGGGCATATCTTCAAACTTCATACTCTCTTTATAAGCTTTATTTATTTCAACAATCTTTTCTGAAAGCTTCTCAACTTTAGACTTTAAACGGCTAATATTATTTATATTAAAAGAAGTTTTTAACTCTTCTAATCTAATGTTAAACTTTTCTAATCTTGAATTAAGTTTATCTAACTCTTCTTTTTGTTGTGAGTCAAACTTTTTAGATTCAATCTTAGACATTCTATAGTTGTCTTTATAAGCATTTAAGCTAGCTTCCAAAACGGACTTTTTCTCATTAAGAGTATTTAATATATCTTTCTCTAGTTTATACATTTCCATAGCTTTAGTCTTAGCCTGGGTAGTATAAGATACATCAAATATTTCCTCAAAAAGGGCTTTCTGATCACTGTTAGTCTCATTAATAAGTCTCTTTAACCCTTGGCCAAATAGTACACTATTGATAAAGACTCTGTAACTTAACTTAAGTGTTTTTTCTATTTCTTTTTGTATATTCTTCCTACCTTTAACATTTACTAATACCCCCTCTTCAAAGAAGAATAAGTTATCCTTACCTTTGGACCCATGTACTTTACCTTTATAATTCTGGCACCTTGTTACGCTGTATAATCGATTATCAATTTTAAAATAAATTGATACTTTAGTACCTTGATAATCTTTAGGTTGATATTTGGGCCAAGTATTTACATCTGATACCTCTTTCAGATTTACACCATATAAAGCCCAAACTAAAGCTGATAATATAGTGGTTTTACCTGAACCAGTTTTACCACGTATTACAGTAATACCATTACTATTTAGATTAAAGGTTGTTGGAGTTATAATTGAACAGAACCCCTCTACTATTAAGTTTCCAAATGAAATCATTCCGAGTCTTTTAAAACTTTAATTAAAATTTTCTTCTTGCCTTCGTCTTTAATGCCTCTGTGTTTTAAATAACGTTTAGCTATTTTTGTTTTTGATAAACTTTTTTCAATACCATGTGAAGTTTCAACTTTTTCAAAGCTCTCCAGTGATTTTTCAATCAATGTATAGTAATTTCCATCATCTTTAATATCTTGGTCACTAGATACATCAATAAATCGTGGATATTGTTTATCAAATTTCTTCCATTCTACAGAAAAATCATCATATATAATTAAATATCCCAAATCTTCACAATTCTTATCAGTACGCCTTTGTTGTAATGGTGCACCAACCATATAGGTTTTCTTACCTAATCTTTGTGGTTGGTGTATATGGCCTAATAAAACTAATTTAAAAGACTTTAACAAATTTGTATTTAAGTTCTCTACTGAATCTATTTGAGAACCATCAGTATCTTTAGCACCTTGGTAATCAGTATGCAACATACATATAGTGTCTCTCACTGGCTGATATTCTTTTAGCCATTGGTTAACCCCAATATTATGGTCAATATAATTTAAACCAGTAATAGCAAATTTCTTACCATTAATCTTCAGTTTAATAGTTCTATTATGTACTGGTATAATAAAAGATGGGAATACCTTTGATAAGGTATCTATATAATTTACTTGTTCACCATCAATAGTAGTTACATAAGGGGTATCATGATTACCACTAATACAATAGATAGGCCATTGACCAACTTTGTCTTTAAAAAATTCTATGGATTGTTTTAATAAACTTTGTGTAATAAACTCTGGCCTGTGGAATAAATCACCAATAAAAAAAGCTGGACACTTATAATCAGAACAAAGATCTGTAACCTGAGTGATTACATCAAAGTGATTAAGTGTCCGGCTATTATTTTTATTGAATTTGCTATAATCATGGATATGTAGGTCAGAAAAAGCTATACCTATAACTTTTTTAGGATTCATCAGTTAAAAATTGTTTAGTTATATTTACACGTTCTTCTAAGTTAGTTGTTAATAACACTAAAACTTTTAAACCATCTTCTTTAGATACCATTGATTTGTAATTATCTTTAGTCATAAAGGTTTTATTTAAAAGTTGTGTTATAATAGTAGTCATTAAACTACTGATTTGAATTTGATACCATGGATTAATTATCCTTTTATGATTGTCTTCAATTTTAAAACTATCTATCATATCAGCTCTATAAGGTATAAATATCAAATGTGTTGGTATGGTGGCTAGAGATTGTATACAAGCATCAATAAAGATAGTTATATCTGATTCATCTACTTGGTATGATAACTTATTAATATGATAAGCTATATTATCTACAAAAGACCTATCCGATATAAACTCTATTGCATTATTAAAGATATCTCTTCTTTTACGAAAAAGATCTATATCTTCTTGTAATATATCTTGTGTATTCTTTTTTATCATATCTTCATGTTTGACATCTTTAGTAGATGGTACCAGCTCAGAATATGAACCTGATATGAATGGTATGTTTAGATCTTCACTTAGTATTTTTGCTAAGGTTGTTTTTCCTATTCCGGATGGCCCGGCCATCATTACTTTCATTTTGTAATTGTTTAAAAGGTTTTAAGAAATCATCTAACGTAAAAGATTTTAAACCATATTCTTCAAACATAGCTATAATCTTATCATAGTTGAATTGTCTTGGTTTTATTAGTGGTACTTTTTTAATTGGGTATTTTTTCAATGCTTTTTTCAGGTTGACTAAGTATTTATTACGGTTATATAAATCTCTTAAACCATCTTTGTCAATGCCTTTGAAAGTAGCTGTGGGTGTTAATAGAAAACTTTTAATGGATTTGAACTGTTCAAAGAACTGCTTACCTTTAACTTCACCAATACCAAAATACCCCTTGATATTATCAGAATTATCACCAACCATAGTAAGGTAATCAGCAAATTGATTTGCTTCTACGCCCATGATCTCTTTACAATTGGACTCATATATTAGGTTGTCTTTTTCACCCTGAACTTTTAACATCTTAACTGATGGGCTTATTAATTGACAGAAATCCTTATCGCCAGATATGATAACACATTTTCCTTTATGTTTTTGTGAATAGTAAGCTATGTAATCATCGGTCTCATGTTTTAACCCCTCATTATCCCAAACTACTTTAATACCTAGTCTTCTTAAGATCTTTCTTACTTTAATTAATTGACCATTGAAGTCTTCAATATTAAATGATAAATCTTGTTTTCTATTACCTTTATAGTCTGGTAAGAGTTTATTACGGAAATTACTTTTCTTGGATTTTGAAGTATCAAATATAACTATAATATCATTTGGTTGAAATCTAGTTATATAGATCCATAATTGACGTAAGAATCCAAATACTAAACCAGTTGGTATATCTTTGAATTTTAGTTTTTTAAACCTGTAATAAGCTCTATAAGCGAGGTTACTACCATCTATCAACATTAATAGGTTATTATCTTTACTCCGTTTCTTCATCTTCTAAATCTTCATCATCAGCGTCAATGTGTTTTTCATAATCTAAATCTTCCTCTGATACTGGAAATCTATTTTCTTCCAAACTATCTATTAACTTCTGGGTTGTTTTAATTGTGTTAATACCAGCTTCTTCTAAAAGCTTTCTTCTTATTTTTGGATCATCTTCTAAAAGCTGTCTAAATTTTTCTTCACCCCTGCATAATACTTTACCATGATACTTATAAACTCCACCTGATGATTTGTTTATAATATCCAATTCTAATAGAACATCTTCTAACCCAAAGTATCTATCAAACCCCACATCATGATATTTAGGGTTATTATACATAGGTGCTTTAGATATTGTAGCCCTTGGTGGTGCTACTTTATTTTTTATAACCCTAATTGTTACTAGTCTTCCAGTTTTACGATCTTTACCTTTATACTTAGTAGTTAGAGTTTTACCACCAAAGAAAGCAATTCTTATTGCAGCATAAAAGGCTAATCCTTTACCACCTGGTGTAGTATTAGTATCCATTTGACCAAATCCTACATTTAATTTATCTCTAATCTGGTTCACGTAAATTTGAGTTATACCTAGTTTGTAAAGTAACTCATTTCTAATACGAAGCATTTTATAGATAGCTTTAGCTCTATTACCCATATCGGCTTTACCTTCAGTCATAGTAGAGTTAATATTATCTTCACAATCAGTGGCTGCTATGGAGTCTAATACCAAGAGTATTGGTTCATTATTAGTTAATTTACTTCTCCAATATATTGATAAATCAGCTATAGCATCTGAGATAACCTCAATACGGGTATCACTAATTACGGTTACCTGTTCAAGATTTAAACCATTCTCTTCAGACCATTTATTTTGCCAACATTGTTCAGCATCGATCCATATTACATGACCACCTAATTGTTGTGTACAATAAGCAGCATCTAGAGCAGCCAATGTTTTACCTGATGACTCCATTCCAATTAGTTCAATTACTTTCCCATAAGGTAAACCAAACCCAACTAAATAATTAAATGATAAGAATCTTAATGGTATATGTAACCCATGCTCTTTAATTTGTGAAGCCACTATATTTAAGGCTAAACCATATTTCTTATTGAGTTGTCCTACTGACAATATCTTCAGACCACTCTTTTTCTTTACTTTACCCATATTTTAAAAATTAAGATAAAAAAAGCCCATACTTTTTAGGTATGAGCTTCTTTCAATTAAAATGAACTTAACTAAACAACTAACGACGTATTTTGATTTTCTTTTTGTCTTTATTTTTTTTCTTTTTTGGTTCATCATCCTCTTCTTCATCAAAATCATCACCAATAGTAACCATATATTTACTTAATATCTCTTCTAAGTCCTCATAAGATTTAATCTCCTTTCTTACGATAGCTTCCAAATCAATATTACCATTACGTTCTTTTGGTAAAGGTTTTTTACTACATGGTGTAACAGAATATGAGGTATCGGTCATAGTTGAACCAGAACGATTGATCTTAATGTCATATCCTTCAATGGCATCAGTCATATTCCCCCATTCATCTTCATCAAGGTATAAATCAATAATATCCTGATAAACCCCTCTGGGTATTAATATACCTCGGTTTAATTTTTCTGGATCAACCTCTTTACCTTTTTCATCTTTATAGACATCGCCACCAATAACATATTTACGTTTTGGAACTAATTTTCCAGCTAAAGCTTTGTCTTTAGAGTTTTTAGAAGCTTTTAATTCTTCATACATTTCCATAAATGGACATGGCTCATCAAAAGTAGCTGGAGATACAATTCCACCCATTTCTTGATTTAAGTAAAATTGTATTACCTCAATACCAATTTCCTGGTCATCACCTGGGTTTTTAATTCTAACCCTTAAAGTTCCAGTTTTTGGGAAAATTAACCCCTTTCCACTCCTTTTTGCTAAATCTTCTTTTCTTTTCATCATCCTTTCACGAGTGGTCATACTGGTTGATGCTTTTTTGTTTTTAACTTTCATAATCGTCTTTTGTTAATTGTTCAATATACATAATTTCATTTAAACTCAACACTGAAATAATGTAATTTTTTTGATCTGGTATCTCCAGATAATCCATTACTAGTTCTTTACCAGCGTACATACCATAAGTAACAATATTACCAGCATTTAAGTCATTTTTAAAGGCCTCATATAACTCTGATACATGGTTTGGTAATTGTATAATTTGACCTTTACGTGGTAAAGCATCAGTTTTTTGTTCTACAATTATACCACTAGAAGATTTGTATTCTTTTGGTGATATGATCACTACCTTGTCAGCTGGTGGTACACCTCTTAAGTTTTTTCTAACTTCAGCTAATACTTCTTTGTTTAAAAATTTTAATTTGTAATCCATACTTTTATTGATTTTTTCTTAAATTTGATGAGACAGTTTGTAATAATTTTTCTCTTGATTCGTAAGCCCTACATATTGAAATCATTTGGTTAGCTTTCATTACAGCTTTGATATACTTTTCATTCATGCGAACATAATTACTGTTTACCATAGCCTTTTTATCTACCATATCATTTACTAATGGGGGAGTACTACTTTCTTTATATGAGATCCAGGCTTCAGCATAAGCTTGGTCTTTTTCTTTTTCTAGTATATCCCTTTTATAAATGTATTCATCTCTAATTAGACAAAGAAAAGCATAATTAGAGGGGGATTCTTTTAGCTCATTATTCAATTGGTTAGTAGAAATTTGTAATTCTTTCGTTACGTTTATGGTGATTATTTGACCTTTGTATTTCAGTTTAATAACATCATTTTTTAAATCTTTAATCATCGTTATTAAATATCTTAGTATATTGTTTTTTGAAAGCTCTTTTGAAATCTTTTGTAAAATACTGAGGATAATGTTTTGGGTAATCTTCAGGATTTATATCATTGGTTTCATTAGAAAGTTTTAGATATTCTTCTGGTGAGAAATCTGGTTTTAGTAAATTAGAATAGTCATAACCAGGGATATATGGTAGTTCTTCCTCTAGAGTTCTACCAACTTTGAAATCAACTTCCATTGAGACATCATCTATACTAAATCCAAAATATTTTTTGGTGTTTGGGTTTTTACAAATCTTATGGAAATTGTAAATAGTATATGGATTTAGGTATGATGGGTGAGCAAAGTGATATAAAGCATCATGTACGGTTGATACCTCTGGCATTTTTGGTAATTTACCAGATCTCATCTTCCTATCAAGTAATATACTTGCAAATAATGCCATATCACTACCAGCAGATTGACATGGTGCATTTACAGCTTGTCTTTTGGCTTCATTGTATTCCCATGGTTTATCAGAATAAATTGTTGGACATCTTCGTTTTCTTCCAAAGACTGAAAATACATAACCATGTCTTTCCATATATTTACCTTGTTTTTCAATAAATCTTTTAATCTTTGGATAGTCATTGAAGAATTCATCTAAGAATTGTTGAGCTTCAGATTCAGTTACAATAATATTGTTCTTTGGATCTGATAACTGTTGAGATAGTTTTAATGCTTCAATACCATAGATGGTACCAAATACAATTTGTTTAGCTTGTTTCCTACGAACTTTCCATATCTTATAATCTTTATGGGTTTCATCTTTGTAGATTGGGTAGATTTTATCATAATCAAAACCATATTTCTTACAAGCAATGAGTAAGTGTGGATCCTTCCCAGTTCTAAACGCTTCTAATAATGTTTCATCACCTGATAAGTGAGCCATCATTCTTAACTCAGCTTGCGAGTAGTCATAAGAAAAGAATAGTTTACCTTTTGGAGTTATATATTGTTTTTTAATATCTTGGTTAACTTCTTTTTTTGGTATTTGTTGTAGATTTGGTTCACTACTACTTAACCTACCAGTTACTGTTCCATGTATGTGGAAAGACCCATGCATCTTACCATCATCTTGTTTGAATGATTGATAACCAAGTATAAAGGTGCTCATGTTGTGTTCATAATCTCTAAGTTTTAAAAGCTTAGAAATAAACCCAGAACTATCATAACCTTCTTTAATTAGTTTTTCTAAAACTTCTTCATCAGTACTTGGATTCTTAACTTCTTTTTTACCTCGGTTCTTTTTGTTTTTGTTTTTAGTGTATTTTAATACTGGTAGTTTTAACCCATACTTAGCTTCATATAGTAATTTAACCATCTCTTGAGTAGAACCAAAATTAATAGGTCGTAGTAAGAGTCTTTCTTTATTATTTGTATAAACACCAGTTAAAACATTAGAAATTCTGGTCTCAATTGATTTGATCTTTTTATCAATCTTAGTTAACTCATTTTGATCTGTTTTTGTAGCCCTTAACATTAAAGTTCTATCATTTTCTAAATCTTCTAAATCGGACTCTAACTTAGAAATATAGGTATTAACCCGATCTTTATTGTATCTCTTTTGAAATCTTACAATAGGTGGTAAAGATCTTATTTCTAAATTAATATCTTCTATAAGTTTACTATATTTAATTTCTAGCTCTTTATTAAAGTCCCAATTAATTGGTAATCCATGATATTCAACATTAGTTAGTACTTTAGAGGCTGCCATAATTAGATTACGGAATAATGGGTAGAAACCTTCTTCTATTAACCTCTTTTCAAAGAATGTGCATAATTGGAAAGTAGCATCGGTATCTGTGGCGGCATATGCTTTTAATAAATCCCAAGGTTTTTTATCCCATGGCCATTTATCAAAATTTGATTCTTTTTGATAACCAGCTTTTTTAGGTAAATATCTAACAACCATACTTTTTAAATCATTTGGCTTTGATTCATCAAGCGTATATTTAGCTAACATACCATCAATTAAAATACCTCTAATATAGATATTATATAGACGTAACACTTGGTTATCATACTTCATATTCCAAGCATACTTAGTAATTAGTGGATTCTCTAATATTTCCCTACCAAATTTTTCTAACCATTTTAAACCTTGTTTTTGTTGTTTAGGTGTTCTTTCATGATGACATAGTGGTATTATTATAGAACTCCCAGCTTGAAAGGTTATTGATAATAGTGTAGCTTTGAAGTCTTTATTAAACTTCTTCAGGCCTGTAGTTTCAAAGTCATAAGCAATAACTCTGGTTTTTTTACAAGCCTGAATAAGTCTTTCTAAATCATCATCACTATCAATGACATAGTGTTTAGATAATTTACTTTTAGCCATATTATATTTCGTTAAGTGATTGTTTTAGTTTTAACCAATCTCTTTTATAAGTATGTAAGCTATCAATGGTATGTGTTAAATAACCAGGTTTGATATTTAATCTCCCAGCTACATATTCCATAATCTTAAAAGCTAACCATACATCATTACCAAAGTGTGCAACAAAGTCACAACTACGTTGATGATAATTAATATGTAACATTGATTCACCATTTGCATCTTTTCTAATTAAAAAGCTGTAATACATAGAACAAGGTATTCGTTTAATGCCTCCAGCATTAAATGGATCATCAAGGCTGAAAACTGGTAGAATCCCTTGTCTTGTATCCGGGTCCATTTTTAAGAGATCAATTAATCTCTCAAAGTTACCTTTATGGTTGAATCTCTCTGCGTAGGTATAATCAAATCTATTAAACTCATTTAAAAATTCTTCCCACAGGTGTTTTCTTTCAAGATAAGCTTCACCTGGATTAACCGGTTTCATACCAATCCTTTCTCTTAATTCAGCTTTGGCCCATGGTTTACTATCTTGGTCATAAATGAACAACATTTCTTCATTTTCAAGTGAAGTTAGTATATATTGTTCACAGATTAGCTCTTTGGTAATAAAATCGTCATTACCTTCGATAACTTTGTTTTGGTACGTTTTTGGGGTTACTATTGCACCCATTTCCCATAAATTACGACCTGTTTCAGACATAAGGTCATAGCAATTTGAATAAATTCTACTCATCTTTTTTAGTTTTTAGTTTTAATGTATCAATGTATTCTTGGTCAGTAAGTGGTTGGCCAGTATGGTTATGTGGCTCAAACATTTTATGATGATGTCTATCAATTTCTAATGTTAGAATACCATCATTAAATATAGAATTTTGTACTCCCATAGTAGTAGTACCAAAGGTATCTATTATCCTTACTTGTTTAATGTCTTCTGTTTTCATTATATAATAGTTTAATATTAATTAATTGGGAGTCTACATTCTGAAGCCAGTGTTTTTGGGTATTTGAAAAGGTCTGGCCTCAAAACTTTTAAAGCTCTTTTATGAACTTTATATTTAACATCTTTAGGGTCCTTCTTCTCGAACTCATTCAGATTCTTAAGTAAGGCAATCTCAGATTTAGCATTATTTCCATTCTTTTTAATTTTCTCATTAAGTATTGGTCTGATATCTTTATAAGAATGAAACATCAATAAAACTGTCTCATCATTAAACATTTGAACTATGTTGAAAACAACTGTAAATTCTCTACCATCAAATAAGTATTCACCAATCCTCTGTATTAATAAGAAGTCACATATTAACCTTTTAGTTACTTCTGAAGCCCTCATATAAACAGATAATTGTGGTTTGCTATTTTTTAATGGCTTTTTGGTTACTGTAAATGATATTAAACATTGTTTTCCGTGCTTATGATTATTAGTGAATTGGTATGATAGATTATAGACCTTTTTATTATTTCCTAGAATTTCTTTTTTAAATTCTGATAGAATATTTATATCAACATAATTTTTCACTAGACTAGTCCATTTGGACATAGTATAATTAAAATGTCTGCCGAAGTTAAATTTTGGGTCTACTTTAGGATCTAATACCTCAAAGGTCACATTATAAAAATATTTAGCTTTTGGTAATTCAACCACATGATACCTCTTCTTTTGAAGAAGAGAAGGGGAGATTACCATTAAATTGATAACCTCCCAAGCCTCCATAAAATTAGAAAAAATCATTTTAGTATTTACTTTCAATTCTAAACCTATTTACTAGATTCTTCTTAAAATAAATATAATATACCAATCCTGCATCTCCACCTAATATAGCTAAATAACCCATTAACAAAATAAACCCCCTAACTAATTCACCTTGGAATGCAGCTTCCTGGGTCAACATTTGTGTTTGTTTCCATGGTTTATTTTTTAAAAAGTTTCTAGCTATATTGATGTGGTGAGTAATGTCCCACAAAATACATTTATGTAGTACTTCTCCATTCATAGTAATTACTGAACCTAAAGTTTTTAATTTATGATGAGTAATACCAAAATCAAAATCCTCAGCAACCTTGTATAAATCTACTTGATTGATTGATTGTTTGAAGATATCTACTTCTGGATATTTTCTTCTTATAAGAATAGAACCGGTCTCCATTATATCAGTAAGGGTTTCTTGGAAGAGAGATTTCTCAATAACTACCTCTGGTACAAACTTCTCAATATAACTGATGATATCATCTGGGCCAACATTTACATAAATCAATAACTCTAAATAGAAATGAATAGCATCAGCCAATTCTTCACTTAAGTTTTGTAAGTTTTGAAAACTTCTTACTACTTCTTCAAAATCCCTGGGTGATCTATTGAAGAACAATTGGTGTGTTGATAAGCTTTGATAAATAGCTTCATAACTTTCAAAGCCTTCAGATAATTCTTCAATTATCCTGGCTGAAAAATCTTTAATTATTGACTGAGATTTTTTAGTGTTTACATCAATTGGTGGTAGAGGTATATTCTCTATCCTAGAATAACTTTTAATTAAATCTTCTTGCATTAAGAACATACTCTCTAAGTAATGAGAATCAATTCTTGGTTCTTCTTTAATGTCTCTTGAATCCATCTTTAGTTGTTTTATTGTTTATTTTTTAATTGCTCATAATTTGAACCAAACCCATTATCACCTCTCTCTGTTGGTCTTAGTTTTACTAATTCATCATATTCATCTATACCAACTTCTTGCATTTCTGAGGTATATATTGGTAGATGTAGCATCTGTAATAACTTTTTACCGCTAGTTAAGAATACAGACTTATTTGAGATATTAGCTACTCCAAGATGGACTTCTCCATAGTAGGTGGCATCAATTACTTGTGCGGTGTATATTAAACCTTCTTTACTAGAGACCCCACTTTTATTATTTACTTGTAAACAGGTTTTAAATGGTAAATATACCTTGATACCAGATGGTATTAAAATCCTTCCACCTTTTAATAATTCAATCTCTGGTTCGGAGCCTGGCCTATTTAAGATAGTATAATGTCTCCCATGAAGTGGATTACATTTATTAAGGTCATTAAAGAAAACTTGTGAGAATGTAGGTATAAAGAAATCTATACCAGCCTCTTCTAAACTTGATCGTTGTGGTGAGATTACATCTCTTGTTTTTACAAATTGAATATTTAACATAACTATTTTAAGGTTTTATAAAGTCTTCTTACTTCTTTCCTGGTTAACTCATATTTAGTTTGAGTTTTATCAAGTATTTGTTTCTTAGTTAATTCTTTACGTTTTAATTTCCTCATAAACTTTTTAATACCATCTTCATCTGATATAGAAGAATCTAGGAACTCACTTTTCAATTCTAGTTCTTCCCTAGTTTTACCAAGTTTTTGTGAGGTTTTCATTACGCATAATTCTGAATCACCACATGATTGACATTCTTTAGTTCTTAAATCAAACCCTTTACCAAAGCAAGGATCTTTATCTGAACCAATTGCAGTAATATCTACTGGTTCAAGTAGATCTTTTTCGTCGCTGTTTTTCATATTATTTTTTATTTTTAATAGTTTTTGGATTATCTTTAAGGTATTTTTTACGCCGTTTCTTCTTGTTTCGTGGTAGCTGTATAACTTTTAGTCCTTGGTTCAAATAATAATTTTTCCGATGATGGCCATGTCTTATTAAATAGGTTCCTGGAAAGATTATATCATCTATGTAGGCTTTTGTTTTTTTAGTATGTTTCCTAACTAACCTACCAAGTAATTGTATGGTTCCTTCTTTAGAGTCCATAGATGAAACATTTAATACATACCTTAATAGTGGTAAGTTTTTACCTCTAAAAATAATTTTAGTAGTTACTAATATATCTAAGTTCCCATCCCTAAAATCATCTAAAGTTTTTTTCCTTACTTTTTTATTTATATCAACATGGACTACCCCAATTTTTAAGTCATAGTGTTCTTTACAAAACTTATAGATTAATTCACAATGTTTTATATATTTTGCCACTACAATTAAAGGTTTTCGCCCATATTTTAAATTAAAATCTAACCTTTGTTTGATAATATCATAAGATACCTTAGAATTAATAACTATTGACTCATATTGTTCTAAGTAGTCATGTATTAATAAGTCATCTTTATTATATTTCTTATCTGGTAACTCTATTGTCTTAACAATAGTCGGAGTAGAATATCCAGCTTTTATTTGTTCCATTAAAGTTACTTCATCAACCATTTCGCCAATGAATGACTTAACATTCATATTGTGAATAACAAACTTCTTCAGTTGATTAGCATATAGTGTACCACTTAACCCAATCCTTATTAGTGAGTTGTATAACCTTTTTATTACAGTATTATAAGTATCATTATCTATGACATCGGCTTCATCTAGTAATACTATATCAAATGATATTAACTCTGATTCATAAGTCTTAATATTCTTTGCCACTGATTGTACCATTGCTACAGTAAAGTTTGACCATTTCATTACTTTACCACCTTGAACAAATGTGATTCTTTCTTCTGGTAATAGAAGTGGTATTTCATTCTTAAACTGGTCAAATAGTGTAGCATCATTAAGTAAGAGGATGGTTTTTAGTTTAAATTGAAAAGCCTTATGTATTGCACAAAATATCAATGACTTACCAAAGTTAACTGAATAGTTAGCTGAACATATCAAAAATGGTATACCACCAACTTTATTATTTAATATGGTTTCAACTGCTTGTAACTGTCTATCACGTAATTCTAGATTACCAACTTTCCTTGGTATTTTAATCTCTACCCCAATTGGTCTTCTTAAATCCTCTACAACATATTTAGCTTTGTATTCATCTAGTTTATTACAAACTGTTTTTAATAAACCAATGTTAAAATAACCACCTTTGTTAATATAATGAACTACCCCATCCCAATTACCTTTTGACTTTAGCTTTATATAATAAGCGTTTGGGTGTTTAATTGAGAAGTCTTCAAATAGTTTTCTTATTATTTTGTCTTCTTGGCCAGTGTAATCCCAATTATCCAGTTGGCACTGGTTCGAGTTTTTTATTAAAATTTTTATCATCCTCTTTTACTTTTAAATGAACTCCAATCAATTTTTGGACTATCTCTTTTAACATTTGGTGCTTCTGATAAATATGGTATCACCCTTTTAGTCGCATTCTCACCATGTAAATCTGTTATCTTTGGTATACCACCACAAAATTCTAGATATTTAAAGTGGCAGTAAATATAATCCTCATAATCAATATTTAAACTATCGGCTACATCTCGTGCTTTAATAAAATTAATATAATCATTTGGATTTTTATTATAGGTCTGATAAATACCAGTTCTATCTGATACCATCCTTACATAAGTATTATGTAAAGCTGCTGTAGCTTCTGGGGCGGTGTCATTTGCAATGAGGTATTTAGCTTCTAATTCCCAAGCTATAGTATCAGCCATTTGCAATAGGTTGTTACAGATAAAAGCATAATTTGGTTTTTTCTTACCATTATTTAATAACTCTAGTCCAGTTCTAACAAAGTTAGTATAACCCTCTTTCTTTGATATACCTCTATTATTACAATATTCATTAACCACTGATACCAGTCCTTTTAGAGAAGCCCATTGATTATCACCCTGTTTTATTTTAGTTACCCCAATATGTTTTAAACTAACCCTTACTGAGTATATGATATCACTTAACAGATTAGCATCACCAGTTGGTGAATCAGTCCTTTTCTCTATTTTTTGTCTTTCTAATTTTGAATCAATAAAAATACTCCTGGTTTCAAGAGAGTATCTTCTACAAACCTTTAACATCTCATCAATGTTTTCAAGAGTGATTGGTCCATGCAACCTAAGTACCTTTTCTAAATCATCTTTCCTAATATGGATTGAGGGTATTCTTTTCATTGTCTACTCTATTTTTTAATTTAATTAAATCATTATAATTCATATATGGTGTTTCTCTTGCCAGTATCTTAGATTTTTTCCTACCTATATCATTTACATCTTTTTCTGGTGGAAAGAAAACCACTTTTACTTTTTTCATTGGTATTAATTGTAAAGCTAACTCTATAGCTTTTAATTTGGCAAACCATTCAGAGTCAAACATAATTACAACTCTTTCAACTGGACTTTGTAAAATCTTATTAATTTGATACTTAGATATATCTTTACCACCAGATGATATACCTTGTTCGCCCATGGTTGTTGCATTTATAGCACCTTCACATAAATAGACCTTTTTGTAAAGGTATAGAGCATCTTCATTGTATATTATATAACTTTTACCAATTTCATCATCTTCATTCTTTGGATTATTATATCGTGGTCCTGAACCTAGAATACGCCTTGCATTAAAATATACCAACCTATTATCATTTATAAATGGTATAATCATATAACCAAGATATTCTCCATCATTACAATAACCCCAACCAAGTTTTCTAACGTCATCAATATTAAAACCTCTCTTAATTAAAGTAGCCCTAGCTGCTTTACCAACATAACTGTTATCCCTAGTCCCAAACAATACAAAGTGTTCAGGTAAATTTATACTTGATTCGGAGGTTTTAAGTGGTACTGTAGTTTCCTTATAAGAGAGATCATAAAAATCACCAGTATTTAAAAAATGAGTAGCTTCAGAAAAAGTTTGAAACCCCTCTAACATCATTAATAAATTTATTGGACTTAGTTTTTCACCACATACAAAACAATTAGTTCTATTCTGTGATAGGTTAATTCCAAACTTTTGGGGTTTACCACAATGTGGACAATCTGATTTTAACCAACCATGGTTATAATCTGTGGCACCTAATGTTTTTATAAAATAAGTATGTAACTTACTCTGGGTATCTCTACTTAACCTACTCATATATCACCACCTCTTTTTTGATATTTATCTTTATCAGCCACTGGATTAACCTGTTTAGGTTTAGAGTTTTTCTTACTATCATCTTCAAAAGAATTGTAAGCCTTATTGATTAATTCATTTAGGTATACACCCATTGTTTCATCATATTTCTCTCTAGCTTCTTTAGTTAATTCTTTCATCCTTTGTCTTGGTAAATCCACATTAAATACTACCCTACCTTTTGGTACACCATCACGTTGAACTACAATTTCCCAACGTTGTATACCATTTTCATCTTCCTCTTTTGTACTATTTAAACCAAGAACTACCTGAACATTTCTGATGATAGCAATTGACCCAGCAATATGATTTTCTTCATACCTAGTTTCTTTAAACTTAGACCCTTCCCTAGTTAAGTGGTGTGCTGATATAATTATGTCCAAATTCTTTTTTATTGCTAGATTCTCTAGGTCTATATAAACATTACTAATTCTATCAAAATCCTCTTTATCTTTAGAGATAGAAGCCATCTTACCGGCATAATCGACAACCAATACATTTACAATTAGACCAAACTCTACAAATAAATCATCAATAATCTTTTCTATAGTATTGGCATCGTCATGTAATGGTATTATACGTTGAACTATAAACTCTGATTTAAGCCTTTTATACTTTCTCATGTGTCTACGTTCTAACTTATCAAAATCACCAGAGATTAAGTCCATCTTGGTTTTATTTAAAGTTGATTGAACCATACGATCCATAATTTGGTATTTACCATTTTCTGTATCTATATAAAGAACCACCTTTTTCATTGCCAAATAACCTCTAGCTACATTAATTAAATTAAATGTTTTCTTGGCTTTAGCTTTATCTAAAAAGACAACTATAGACCCTTTTGGATATCCACCCCCATTAGTCAATCTATTCCATTGTTTATATGGTGTTGGACATACATCTGGGTCCATTTTTCTTTTTAATTGTCTGGTTGAGGTATCAGCAATCATGGTTAATGGTTTAGTATTTTCCTGCTGAACTTTAATATTTTTTACTATAGATGAAATCCTATTTAAGTAACTTTCATAAGAATCTACATCAGTAAAATCTGAGACTTCATTTAAAGCTGTTAATTCTATAAACGCTATAAACTTCAGAATTGAAGATTCCAATATATCCTCATCCTGAAGTTCGCTTGCATATAGTTTTTTTATTAGATCTTTTAAATTCGGTATATCTTCTTTTGTAACTGTATTGACATACTCTTTAGTATTTAAAAGTTTACCCATCTCATCTATTAAAATCACTTCACCTGGTATCTTCTTATATTTTTTTGCTACTTTAAATAATACCTCAGCTATAATAGCGTGATCTATTAATGAGAAGTAACTGGCTTTTAACCTATTTATATAAATAAGAGATTTTTTACTATGTATCAAATACTTTAATAACTCGAATTGGTAGTCCACAGAAAACATAAACTGTTTCCTATCTGGGTTAGTAAACTTTTTAACTATCTTCATCAAACCTTAAAAATTTTTAGTTTTTTTTATAAAATGTATATTTGTATTAAAATTTTTTGTATTTTTGCCAAAAATTAATAGTTTTTATCAAAATCAAATGGTTATGAAAGACAAAGTCCAAGGCAGTGAACTTCACAGATTAACAGAAATTAAATCTTACAACCCTATTATCTTTAATAAACTTTATAAACTTTGTAGACCTCAAATTAGAAAACTGACAAAAAGGATAGACTACAGACGTTTAAATATTGGACCAGATTTAATAGAGAGTTTTTTCTGGGATAAATTTTTATTTGTATTTAATAAATATCAAGATAAAATGGATTTTGAAAAATTAAAAGCCCATTTACTTGTTTCTTTAACTCAGTATTCATACAAATTAATGAGGTCTGGATATTCTGAGGCTGCAGAATATAATCAAAATCTAGTTTCATTTGATACTTTATTAGATGATTCTAAAGAAGATCTAGAATTATTTGAACCAGTTGAAGAATTTAATATGTATCATACCATCTTAGAAAATTTCCTTTTGAAAAACTTATCACCAGATGAATATTTAATATATCAAATCCAATTGAATCCTCCACCATTCTTTAGAGAACGTTTAAAAGAATCTGGTGGAAAGTTAACTATTCTACATTTAATAGATTTTTTTGAATATGATAGGTCTAGAGATTCCATCAAGTACTTCACATCTATCAAGAGGAATATAGCAATCACGCTAGAAAAGGCCAAGGTTGAATTAAGTATTTAATTCAAACGATGGCCTCACACAATCATGGAAGAACACCTAAACAAGGTTAAAGGCTTGCAAATGATATTTTAAATTTCGGAAATTTATTGTTATTGGTTAAAGTCCCAACCCTAATAAAACAATCACAGTTTATATATGCAATATGGCTTAGAGTATGATACTTTAAATTACAACTTTTATGTATCACTTCTAATACTTCACTGGCAGGTATATCAGTTGTATTACTAGCTTCAACTTCAAAACTTAAAGTTGATTCTAGTATATTTTGAAACTTTACAGCAGTAGTTGGTATCATTAATTCAAATGATATCCTGAAACAACCTATCCCATTTACTATAAATGAGTTATTATATTCCAACTCATTTATAACTAGGCCTGGTGGTATGTTGTGTGATTTATCAACCCAAATGCTATCAGTATCCATTGGTACTGGTGGGTTAGTATCTAAAGCCGCTTTACTAGCATAGATATGGGCCCAGTTTAATTCTTTAGATGATGCGGGTAGTTGAAAGTATAAGTTTTCAAATAACTTATTCATATACCTGTCACCCATATTATTATACTGTGGCCAGGTAGAGTTGTAGTTTACTAATGGAAATACTTTACCATAAGTATCATAATACCATTGATCACTTTCTAGATAAGAGGTATCCCCAAGAATATATAAACCAATTAGTACTTCGGTGTTCCTATTAAAACCAGAAGCTAATGACATTGCATATGTCATAGCACCAGATTGAAGTGACCAATGTGCAGATAGTGGTTTAGTTAAGATACTCTCAATAAAGTAAGGTGTTAAATCAACAGCTCTAAAGTTATAAATTGTTGGGTAGATAACTCCTTCTTCATCTTCAACTTCTTCATAAACATGTCCAGCTATTAAAGCTATTACCTTACATTCAGAATTATTGTTAATGTTTGTCCAATTAATAGCCATAGATGGAATATCTATAACTGCTGGGTCTATACTTAATAATCCATCAGGCGTTATATGAGCATTTACTACAAAGCCTGATTGGTTAGCTTTGTTTGAGATCTTTAAGTATTTTGAAGAACCTTTTACTAAACTTTGTTTTGGTGCAATAGATATCGGATTTATACTTGGATTTGTAATACCAGTAACTGATAAATAGTTTTTAGTAGTATCAACTATATCAAAACCAATAACTGGTCCTATACCAACAGCTGTACCTATAGCTTCCATTACGCCTTTTGATTCAATATTATCTTCCCAGATATGATAATACCTTGGGTTAACTACATTGTTTACTATTGTGGTTTGTCTCATTGTTTATGTTTTATAAATTAATAATTGCAGTACTACTTATAAACTCGATGTCATCACTAGTTATTAATTCTACATGTGGTGGCAGGTATTTATTCAATACTAATAAGAATGATTTTTTTAATTTATCCCACTCATTAGTATTCTCAAAGTGTTCAAAAACGCCTTGTGGGATATGAATTTTTACTTTAAATTTTAAACATTCTAGACAGTTGTTTTTATCAAAACTATATTTAGAATCAAAGTTAATGTGTTCCTTATCATACTTAGAGTAAGGTTCAGCCAATTCAGTAAAGTTTTGTGGTATCAACTCAAATACTACATTATAAAATTTACCAAGTACTTCATAAAACAGATGGGTACATCTAATTTTATATAAAGAGATGGCATATTTTAAAACATCCCTAGTGTTAGCATTTGGGTATGGTAATACAACCTCTTCTGATTGGTTAAGAACTTGATAAGCGTAAGGTATAGATCCAAAATACTCCCACCAATAAACTAGTAGTTCTTCTGGGCATTTTTCAAAATCTAACATATTTAGATGATTATCAATTAAAGGATTGATTTCTTCATCTAAGTATTCACCACATACTTCTACAAACCTTTCTAATAAACCTTTTTGGTTAGTATATTTGTATGAATCATACTCTCTATGATAGCCAGTGAAGAACATATCAAAGAGTTTGTTTTTGTAGTTAAACTGTCTCATCTACTATAACATTTATACTGTCAGATTCAAATATTGGAATGGCATAACCATAAGGTACTAAGTTAGTAGTTAAACCTTGAACTGTTAATTTGTACATGGCATCAGTTGGATAATCTACAGTACCATCAATAGTTATATAAAATTTTGCTTTTACCCCTTGTATTAACACACTAGAATTAAATATACAATTTATTAAATTCTCTGTGGTACTAGAAGAATAAATAATATAATTTGATGTATCAATTATTTTAACAATAAAAAATTCTTCGCCGGTACCATTAAATTCAATTTCATTAAAATTTGTGATTACCAGGTCTGGTTGTCCAACAACGGTATTTCTATTCTCATTGTATGGCATTAAGAATAGTTTATCAATGGTTAAGTAATCAACAGTTGATAATTGGTCAAGTATCGAATACAGGTCTGATAATCTTAATGGTTTATTTATTGAAGAAGTATTTGTATTATACTCATCTATCAAAGCTTTCTTTACTTGGTTTGTAATGGTTATAGAATTGAAAGATGGTTTACCTTTAATTGTAAGAGTTATAAAAGCTTTAGTAACTATAGTAGGCCTGATGTCTATTGAGGTTATAAAAACTTTATGTTTAAAAAGGAATTGATAAGTAGAGTCTAATAAAGCCTGCCCAGCTATACCACCACCATCAGGTGTTATATATATTTGTATAAACCTACCACAGATATAATTAACATAAGCTTTATCAACTCCAGGTGCTAATTTAGCTAGAGACTCATAATCATCTTTAGTTATAGCTGTACCCATAGTTTTTAAACTTAATGGGAGGTGTTCTTTTAGCATATCAAAACTTTCTGATGTAGAAGCACCAGATGAATCATGTATGTTTTTTAATTTTATAGTGGAGTCAACATT